GGAATTGTACGATTGGGTTTACTTTACCTTCATATAATTCATCTTTTTCAGATTGAGTCAATCTATTCAATACACTAACTGCTCCTATTAATCCACCTCTATTCAAACCTGCTGGTGCAAACCACTCAGCTGCTACTCTATCGTTTGATGCGAATACACCCGGAAGTAATACTGATGGTGGAACTGAAATTAATTTGTTTGTATTAACATCAATTGTCTTAACCCATGGGTAGTAAGTTGCGGTCATATTTGAATCTACTGCGTCGGATTGTGCAGTCGCTTGTGGAATTGAATCACCTGCTGCTGTTGTATCCATAATATAGAAACAATCATCTCTTTGTTCAACCATATCTAAAACCGAAGTTGCTACTGAAGGATGCAATCTTCTAATAACACCCGGAGTTACTACCATATTGATATCAAATTCGTCAGCGTTTGATAATGCTGCGATGTGTTTACCATATGCTACTGAACCTGAAGTTAATGAAGTTGTTAAATCAAATCCTTGTGAGTTACCTGCAATGATATTTGCTCCAGTATAAATTGGAGTTGCTGGTGACATACCATCAAATCCTTCTTGGAATCCAACTATAAATTGTGCTCTAGTATCACCAACTGCTAAGTTTGTAGTTGCCGCAGTTAATGAAGTAAGTGAATCTAATCCAAATACAGAATTAGAACCCACACTTGCTCCTGTTGGAATTGGTTTCAAATATATTGAGTTATCAGTATTGAAATCCAAATTAATACCACAAAGTGCAAGACTTCCTGATTGGTCAACTGAACCTGTTGAGAATGTTACTGCAGGAATCAATGCTCCAACACCTGCTGATGCGGATATTGGTAATTTATATGCTGCGTGTCCGAATGGAACTGCCTGAACCGGTGCGTTATAATTAAATGTTAAAGAATTAATTCTAATATATTTTGAATTATTAACCCAATCACCTGTTTCAGTTATTTTACCTTCGGAATTGATTGATAATTTTCTATCACCAATTACTCTACTAATATAGTTTGGAGAATTGGGGTCAAGATTTACATTAGAGTATGTTTCTAATACATTCTTTTTCTTATCCGTATCACCAAATGCTCTTACTACGACCGTAAATGTACCATAATCAGTTCCGTTTACAGAACCAGCTGCTTTAATATTTGTAATACCAATTTTAACTTTTGTATTTGCTGAATTACCTGCTCCTAATGTTTCAAATTGGAAAAGGTCATATCTTTGACCACTAATAGTTTGTGATTTAATCATTGGAGTTAATGCTTCTTGTGCATCATCTGTAAAATCCTGTGAGTTTAATACAGTTACTGAAGATGAACAACTTGCATCAAATGTTATAGATGAATTTTTAAAAAACCCATAAACATATGCGGTTTTTGAACCTAATGCCGATGTCCCAAATACTGCTTCAATATCGTTTGTATCAGACGGGTCTAAAGATGCCGATAATGATAAACTACCACTATTTGTTAATAATTTAAAATCACCTGCTCCGGTTTGAGAACCACTAACTTGTGCTCCGAATAAACCTGCATTTGAGTTTGTAGATGTATTGAACAAAATACCCAATGATGCGGATACCGAACCAGAAGTTGCTGTTAATAATAAAGGAGCGGTTTCGGTATATCCACCAACACCTGCTACTCTACAAATTGTTGCAGTTCCTGCTTCTCTTAAATAATTTTGTACCGCTAAAGGAGTATAATATGTATCATCTACTACTCCGTATAATGTTTCAAATTCAGCTTGTGAATTTACAATTGTTGGTACTAATGGGCCTTCTTTGAAAGGGCCGATGAATGCTGCTCCGATGTCAGCCACACCTTGTTGTAAAAATGAAAGGTCGTTTTCTTTTGTAAATACGCCTGGTGATACTATCTTTTCTGCCATTTTATATGCTTTAATTTAAATTTATTAATTCTCAATATAAATATAAAATTTTCAATCAAAACAACAAAATCTTATTTGTATGTTGGAGAGAAATAATCGTATACTTGTCCTATTGATGCTTGTGATTGTAATGTGTTATAGAATAATACTGGTCCAATTTGTCCGTTCCAGAATGTTGTTCTTGCACTATTACTACCAATTGTTAAAAAGTTTGTTGATGATGGTGCCGTAAATGCTGCTCCTCCAAATGCACCAACTGATGTTTTATCTACATAAACCGTTACAGCTCCTGATGGTTGGAATGTTGCTGAAATCATATACCAAACATTTGCCGATAATGAAGTTGTAAATTGGCCACTATTTCCTAATGCACTACCATAGAATTTTACTCTATTTAAAGTAGAGCTATCTGATGATTCAATTGCTAAACCATAAAAACCCGCGTAGTCAAAAATGTGTCTTGATGCTACACCCAATGTTGTAGTTGGTCTAATCCACATATGAATTGTACCGGTATTAGTATTGAATTGAGAAATACCACCATTAATATTTGTAGTAGTATCTTTATACCAGAATTGGTTTGTACCATTTCCTGCCCAATATTTTTCTTTTTTACTTGCACCTGCATTATATGATGGGTTACCACCTGTAATACTTGCTGCGTTTAAAACACCTGCAGGTCTTACACCTGTATTATATCCTGCTAAATCTAACCAGTCTGCTGTTGCTGTACCATCTGTTGATGATGCTTTTCCTGGGTCAACATACATTCTTAATCCTGAAGATGGGATATATGGTTGAGTTGTTGTACCTTTGTTATGTGAAATTAAACCATTTGATAAGAATACATCGGCGTTTTCTACATTCAACGTTACAATTTCAACATCTGCAGTTACTACTTCTATATTTGTTATTTCAATTTCACTTTCATCTTGCATAATAAGTTTGTCTCCAGGTAAAATTTCACCTACATTTTTAAACTTATATTTACCAATCTCATTATCATAAACATATAATGGGTGAGTTTCAGTTGCATTTATTAAACCATTATTTAAAGAAAAATATCCTTCTGCGAAATTAAATGTTATATCTCTAACTACTACGTTTTTGGAATCACCTGATAATGTGTTTGACAAATAAAATCTCCATTCAACTTGGTCACTATCCAATGGTTGAGACTCATCTGGTAATCCAGTTGGTTCCCATGCTTTGATTTCATCACCAACATTTAAATCTTCAATATTTACTTCATTTCCGTTTGCTAAAGTTACTTTAGTACCAAACAATAAACAGAAGTCAGGTTGGTTAATTGTATTATAAACGTCTACTGCGTATAAAGTTTTTGTAGCTGCGGAATTATAGTTAGTTGCATTTAAATTATATCCGTCAGCATATGTCATTGATAATACTGAACTAGCTTCAGAATAATTTGCAGCTGCAATTGATGCAGGTGTAATTGGGAACGATGGTGATGCTCCTAATGTTGCAGTACCTACCGAAAAATTTGCATTATTAAATGATACTGTGTAATTTGCTGCTACACTACCAACTCTTGCACCATGTAAAGAACCTTGTGTACCAAAAGAAAATGTTGCCGATTCGGTTGTACTTTCTACGATATATGTGAAAGTAGGTAAATTTCTAGTTATAGAATCAACTGCAAATGAAGTAAATGCAGCTTGTGTTCCTGCTGCGGCGTTCATTGCATTCATTGAAACTGCTTGACTGGTTCTTGCCGAACCTTGTGTTGCTCTATATAAATTCCCTAATGATAAATTTGTTCTTGGCATAGTATAAAGTGTTATTCTCCGTTATAAATATCTAAAAGTTTATCTTTCCATTCATCTTTATTGGAAAAGTTTTTAATCATCCAATTTTTAAGTTTTTCAAATTCTCCTTTACGGGTTTCGTAATCATCTTCACATATTTTTTGGTAGGTCTCTCTAAACGATATCGCATCAAACGCTTTGTATTTATAATCAAGTGGTACGTGCCATTTTTCATGTAGTATTGGAAGCTTACCCCAATCCACTGCTTCAAAAATTCCATATCCGAATGGCTCATATTCAAAGCAAGAGTGAGATATTCCCCAATCAAGTGCGTAGAACCTTTCTTTATATTTGTAATCAAACTTGTAAACTTTTGCTTTTTCAAATTTGTATCCATATTTCTTTTTATAATATTTGTTGAATGTTTCTGAATTTGTAGAAATAAACCCACCTAATCCATCCATATATTCAACATTTTTTCTACCTTCAACTCTTGCTGCGTATCCTAATTCTATTGATGTTGAAAGTTCTTTGTTTTGTGTAAATGTATAATTATTTGGAATATGATGTAAGTTTTCCGTTTCATATGGAAAATGATACAATCCTACCCAAACTTTATTTTTAATTTTATTTATTAATTCATTTTCGTATTCCCAATTTCCGTACCAATGTAGATATTCATCTTTATCTTGTTGTGCCATTAAAGACACTTTGGTTAAATTGTGAAAAATTATTGAATCAATCTTTTCCAGGTTTTGATGAATGGCTCTGGTTGGAGTATAATGACCATGTAATATATGTATACGTCTTGCACCTTCTAATATTTCAATAATTTTATCTTCGGATGTTTCCCAGATATGGTC